GATAAACTTTACAGGCCTGTTTCTGGAAACATAAGAAGCCGCCTAAGTAAAGAAGATCAACAGCGCAGAGCGTATCAAGCAAACGTAGATTTTATTCAAAAATACTCCGTTCCAGAAAGCATGTTTGCTGAAGCAGCAACTGCTGGCGCTGATCCCAGAACTATTGAAGCATTAAGAAAAGAATCAGACAAAGCTAGAGAAGAGGCCTTGAAAATACGTAGTATGTCTGGCGCGCCGGGATTTGTTGGCGCAATGTATAGCAGTAGATTGCGAAACATTGGCGCGACTGTTGGGAGCGTCGCATCTCAGCTTCAAAAACAAGTAAGCACTGAGGCATCTGTGCAACCAGAACTTCAACAGATTCGCAGACGTAGGCAAACTGCTGCTAAACAACAAGCATCTATGCTTCGTCGCCAAACTGGTCGCCGTGCTTTGCTGTCTAGCCCCACTGGTGGTGCTGGTTTCTTTGGCGGTTACTTTAAGGGTTAGATAAATGCACGAGACTGCAAAACATTATATTAAGAAATACGAAACTGCGCGAACTCAACGCACACCTTTCGAGGATTTGTTTCAAGAGTGTTACGACTATGCCCTGCCACAGCGCGAGGGCTTTTACTTTAATGCGCCGGGTCAACGCCGTGATGATCGAATCTTTGATGAGACTGCGGTGGTTGGTGTTCAAGAGTTTGCATCACGTTTGCAGTCTGGTCTTGTTCCTAACTTTGCACGTTGGTCTGACTTGGTTGCTGGCTCAGAAGTGCCGCCCGAAGAAGCTGATGAAGTAAACAATAGCCTTGATGAGGTTACTGAATATATCTTTGAGATTCTTGCAAACAGCAACTTTGCTCAAGAGGTGCATGAATCATTTATGGACTTGGCTGTCGGAACTGGTTGCTTGCTGGTGGAAGAGGGTGATGCAGTAAACCCAATCCGCTTTAGTGCAATTCCCCTTCCCAAGGTCGTGCTTGAGAACGGGCCGGATGATCGAATCGACCATGTGTATCGTGAGCGTGAAGTGCGTCATTCTGATATTAAGATTGTTTATCCGAAAGCAAAGCTGTCGCAAAAAACTCAGGATATGGCAACTAAAAAACCCGATGAGAAATGTAAAATTCTTGAAGTTGTATGTCGTTTGTATGACAAACCCAATCAAGAGCGTTACGGCTATTACGCTATTGACAAGACTCACGGCGAGTTAATCTACCAAGAAATCTTTGAGGGCGTAGGCAGTAATCCCTTTATTTGTTTCCGCTGGTCAAAAGCTTCTGGCGAAGTATATGGTCGCGGCCCGTTGGTGAACGCGCTGTCTGCAATCAAAACAACCAATCTTACAATTCAGCTTGTGCTAGAGAATGCGCAAATGGCAATCTCTGGTATCTACCAGATGGATGATGACGGGATTATTAATGTCGATACTATCAATCTTGTGCCGGGAACTGTCATACCTAAAGCGCCGGGTTCGGGCGGTTTGCAGCCGATTGCTGCCGCCGGAAGCTTTGATGTTGCCAATCTTGTTCTTAACGACATGCGCCTGAATATCAAACGTGCTTTGTATAACGACATGCTTGGTGATCCTAACCGCACCCCTGCTACTGCTACTGAGATTGCAGAACGCATGGCTGACTTGAGCCGCCGTATTGGTTCTGCTTTTGGTCGCTTGCAAGCAGAGATGGTGCAACCAATTCTACAACGTGTAGTGTATATTTTGCGGAAGCAAGGCCGCATTGATCTTCCAACAGTTAATGGTCGCGAAGTAAAAATCCGGAGTGTATCTCCTTTGGCGCAAGCCCAATCTAATCAGGACATCACAACTGTTGCTCGTTTCCTTGAAGTTGTCGGCGGTAACTTCGGGCCGGACATGGTTAATCTTCTCGTGGATTCGGAAGAGGCTGCCGTGTATCTGGCTAAGAAGTTTGGTGTGCCAGATAATCTTATTCGAGATGAGGCTGATAGAGAGCAAATTCAGCAAATGCAACAAATGATGGCGCAAATGCAACAGCAAGGCGGTGTGGTATAAATGTCACATATTGGAGTAGACGGGTATCCTCGCCCGCAAAAAGAGGATGAAAAAATCTCGCAAGACATCAAAGCCCTGTTTAATAATCCGGCAGGGAAAGAAGTTCTCGGTTATCTGCGGTCAGTCACACTTGACGCTGTAGCTGGCGGAGGCATTAGCGATGGCGAACTCCGACACTTGGAGGGTCAACGCTTTATAGTCGCGCTAATTGAAAGGCGCATTAAACACGCAGAAAAGGTAGAAAGTAAATGAGTGAAGCAACAGATAATGTGGAAGCACCAGCCGAAGCACCTGAAGCCGTAACGACTGAGGTAGCCGATAGCCGCCCTGAGTGGCTTCCAGAAAAATTTAACACACCAGAGGACTTAGTTAATTCTTACTCTTCCCTAGAAAGCAAGCTGGGCAAGGGAGAAACAGAACTTCGTGAGTCGATTATGAACGAAATCGAGTCGGAAGCTTTTGCTAACCGTCCTGAAAAAGCTGGTGACTATACCTTGCCGGAAGGCATGGATGAACTTGCAACCGATCCCAACATTGAGTGGTGGTCAAACTTTGCTTGGGAAAATGGTTTTAGCCAAGATGAGTTTAATGAAGGTCTTTCACGAATGATGCCTCCACAGCCTGACTTGGATGCTGAGATTGAAAAGCTTGGCGATAATGCAAATGCACGTATTGAGGCTGTTGCGTTGTGGTCGCAGAAAAATCTTCCGGCAGAGTTTGAACAGGAAGTTATGCGTATGGGCGAAACTGCTGAAGGCGTTCAGCTTCTTGAGCATTTTATGTCTGCTCTTTCAAGCGGCAGCGTTAGCGGAGATGCAACAACTCCGACAGTGCTTGGCAAGCAAGAACTTGAGTCTATGATGAAAGACCCACGTTATTGGGACAATACTCGTCGTGATCCAGCCTATGTTAGGCAAGTTGACGAAGGTTTTGCAAAGCTGTATAAATAAAGCATTACAGAAGACCCTCCTGAACACCGCCTCTCCCCTAGTAGGCGGTGTTCTTTTTTGTTGCCAAAATATCACATTTAAGGCATTATTCCCTTGTTAGCGGCCCGTAGATAGCGGATGGCCCGGAAACGGATAACCAGATGATGCGATGCTCGGACAACCAATCCTGACATAATTGAAACTCTAAACTGGAGATAAACAATGGCTAATACTATTGATCAAGCCTTTATCACGCAGTTTGAATCTGAGGTTCACTTGGCATATCAGCGTATGGGTTCGAAACTTCGCAACACCGTCCGCCAAGCCACTGGGGTCGTAGGTTCTACTGCTAAATTCCAAAAAATCGGCAAAGGTGCAGCAAACACCAAAAGCCGTGGTGCTGACGTTACTACAATGTCTAGCCCTTCATCTGGTGATCGTCTGGTTCACAGTAACGTAACTGTTACTTTGACGGATCACTATGCACCGGAATACATCGACAAGCTGGACGAAATCAAAACGAATATTGATGAGCGTCAAGCTGTTGCTCAATCTGCTGCATATGCACTGGGTCGCAAAACTGACGAGCTGATTTACACCGCTATGGATACTGGTGCAAACAGCACGGCTATTGCTGACACGACTGGTGCTTTGGTGAAAGCTGACCTCCTGACTCTGTTCGAAACCTTTGGTTCAGCAGACATTCCTGAGGACGGTAATCGTTACCTCGCCATGAACCCGGCTGGTTATGCTGATCTGTTCAACATCACTGAGTTTGCTTCTAGCGACTTTGTTGGCGATCAAAACCTTCCGTTTGCTGGCGGCATGAGCATGAAAGAATTCTTGGGCTTCAAGGTATTCTCAACCTCTGCTGTTACTGCTGGTAAAAACATTGCTTACCACTCCTCGGCTGTTGGCCTTGGTGTTGGTGCTGATGTTGCCACCGAAGTGAACTATGTGCCGCAAAAAGTTGCACACTTGGTCACTGCTCACATGAGCATGGGTGCTGTTGTCATTGATGACAATGGTGTCTATGAGGTTCTGGACAACAACTAAGTCTGGTAGGGGAGCGGTAGGAGACTGCTGCTCCCCCCTTTCTAAGAGGTAAGCATGTCATCTACAGCCGCAACTACTGCTATTGATATTTGCTCACGGGCATTGATTTTGATTGGCGCAGATCCAATTACATCATTTACCGAGGATACGACTGAGGCTCTAGTGGCCTCAAACTTGTATGAGGATGTTGCTCGTTCTCAGCTGTGCCGAACACGCTGGCGCTTTGCTACCGAGCAAGCAGAGTTAGCTGCACATGCTGATGCCCCCACTGGTCGCTTTGATATTGCACATCAACTGCCGACCAATCTTCTTATGATTAATGCTATCACTGTTGAGGATCAGCCTATTAAATACACAGTGTATGGCGACATGGTTTATAGCAATAGTTCATCTGCTGATACTTTGGTTTGCGATTACATTTATCGTGCTGACGAAGCTGAGTGGGCTTCATATTTTATCATTGCACTTGAACATCATCTTGCAAGCATTTTTGCTACTTCTATTGCGCGTGACGCTGCGCTGTCTAGCTTGTTTGAAGCAAAGGCCGATGATCTTATGCGAAAAGCTAAAAGCATTGATAGCCAGCAGCATACTACACGCAAACTTACAACTTCGAGGTTCTTGACTGAAAGGCACTCATAATGGCTAAGGTCAAGATTCCATTTAATAGTTTTCAATTTGGTGAACTAAGCCCGTCATTTTTGTCTAGGGTTGATACGCAACTCTATCAAGCTGGCGCGCAAAAGGTTCGAAACTTTTTGATATTAAATGAAGGTGGCGTAAAGAAACGTCCCGGAACTGAGTATATTTATCAGTTTGGCACAACAAGAAATGCTGCCAATGAGATGGAAGTTAGAATTGAACCATTTATTTTTTCTGATGATGAGCGTTACATTTTTGCTTTCAGCAACAACAAGCTGGAAGTATTCGGTGTTACTGCTGCTGGAGTAGTTGACACCAGTCCGGCTGCTACACTTACAAATGGTGTGTCAAGCAATGTGTGTCCGTGGACAACGGCTAAACTAAAAGAAATAACTATTGCCTCGTCTGCTGATGTAATGATTGTGTGTCATACATCATTTAATCCTGTTGTTATTCGACGCACTACCATTGATTCATTTCAGGCTCGTAACTTTGCATTTGACGTAGATGTGTTGGATACAAATGTTTCTGCGCCTAAACAGCCCTACTATGATTTTCACGCTCAAGGTGTTACGATTACTCCGAGTGCATATACCGCCGGAACAGGCCGCACATTAACAACGAGTAGCATGTATTTTACAAATGCAAACAATGAAAACTGGGTTGGGAAATTTATTCTTGTTGGCAGTGTCCCGTGTGAAATTACTGGGCGAACTGGTAGCACGCAAGTTATCGTGGACATCCCTACGGGTGGGCTTTATCGAGAGTTGCCGCCAGATAGTGTTGAAGTCTTTGGTGGTATTGATGATGTTCGCGTTACTATGGCTCTTCATAATCTATCAGTTGGCGATAGTTTTAATATCACTAGGATTGGCCCTTTGGGAGGCATCTCAGCCTCGAACATAGAAGGCACGTTTACTGTAACGCAAGTTATTGATGAAAATACATTTGAGTATTCAACCAGCCATAATGCTAATACTTCTGCTATTGGTGGCGGTAGTGTTCGGGTTGCAACAACGGCTGCAACTACAGAATGGTATGAGCAATCATACTCAGACATTCGTGGGTTTCCCGGTGCTGTTGTGTTTCACGAAGGTCGCCTTTGGTTTGGTGGCACAACCTCACAGCCCGATCATATCTGGGCAAGTAAATCAAACCAGTTTTTTAACTTTAATGTAGGCACGGGGGCTGATAGCGATGCGATTGATGTCGGTTCTAATTTTGGTGAGTTTAGTCAAATTAGGCATCTTGTATCTAATCGTGACCTCCAAATTTTTAGTGCATCTAACGAGTCTTATATCCCAGCTTTTACCGAAAAGCCTATAACCCCCTCAAACGTCCAGATTAAGCGTCAGACGCCGTTTGGCAGTTCCTTTGCACGTCCACAAGCCTTTGATGGTGCAACGCTCTATACGCAAGCCTCTGGGGCTATGCTGGGGTCTTATGTGTATAGCGAGGTGGAGCAAGCTTATAACACACAAAATGTGAGCCAAACCGCCGGACATTTGATGCTTGATCCTGTCCAGTCTGCATCTATTAAAGGTGGATTTGATCGCGCTGAATCTTATTTGTTTCTCATTAACCCAGAAGGAACACTATCTGTATTTTACTCATCTCGTGGTGATCAGAAAGCAGGATGGATGCTTTGGGATACACCGGGCGAGTTCCATAGTATTTGCGCGCTTGACCGCCAGTTCTTCTGTGTATCTGTTCGCGATGAGGGCGATGGAACAAATCGCTATTACTTGGAAGAGTTCAAGGAAGAAATGCCTATGGACTTTTGCAAAGAGTTTTCTGGGACAGCAAGTGTATTTAATGTTAGTTCTGTGTTTGCAAATGGCGCAGAAGTTAAGGTTGTAAGTGGCACTGACTATCTTGGTGAATACACTGTTGCCAGCGGTAACGTAGATGTTAGCGCTGTTAAGACAGGATTAACAACCGCATATATCGGGTATCAGTTTAATCCTATTCTTAAAACGCTTCCTATTGACCAACTTATTCAGGGTGACTCAATGACGGGTCGGCCTCGTAAAATTGATATGGTAACACTTGATTTGTTGGATACTTTGTCTGTTGCTGTTAATAATAAGAATATGATTTTGCGAAATGTAAATGACGATTTCTCTTTAGGCCGGACAGCGTTTACTGGCTATAAAGAGTTTCGTTTGATTGGTATTAGTCGTAGTCCCACTGTTGAGATTACGCAGTCCGTTCCGTTTGATTTACAACTGAACGGCATGGTTGTAGAGGTGAGTTTCTAATGGGTTGGTTTACAGCAGCGTTAGCGATAGGTAGTGCGGTTCAGGGTGGTAGTGCTATTAGAAAAGCTGGAGCAGCGGCAAGGCGTGAAGCCAGCATGCAAGCTGCACAATATCGTCGTCAAAAGTTTGATGTAGCTTTGCTTGCAACACAACAACACGAAAGCCGTATGGAACAATTTAAAGACTTTGCTTCTT